TGAAGAAAAATCTGGCTTATGAACCCGAAACAGGTCGGCTTATTTACAAAAACGATAGGTATGGGACTAAAACTCCGGGTGAAGAGGCCGGAACTGTAGATAACCAAGGTTATAAAAGGTTTACCTACAAAGAAAGGCTCTATATGGTTCATAGGGTTTGCTACGCTCTTTATCATGGTCATTGGCCTAGGTTTAACATCGACCATATTAATAGGGATTCTACAGACAATCGTATTTGCAACCTTCGTGATGTTCCGCAAAGCCTGAATAACCACAATAGAGGTAAATATAAAAATACTACTTATTACCGTGGTGTTACAAAAAAGGACAAGCTTTATCAAGCTAGGATAACTTACATGAAAAAGGTAAAATCTTTGGGGTATTATGAAACCCCAGAAGAGGCTGCAATGGCTTATGATAAAGCTGCGATTGATATTTATGGAGAGTTTGCAACTTTAAATTTCCCGGAAAAGTTTCGCTGAAGGGTCTTTTGAAAGCAATTTCTTCGGACGGTCTTTTGAAAGCAATTTCTTCGGACGGTCTTTTGAAAGCAATTTCTTCGGACGGTCTTTTGAAAGCAATTTCTTCGGACGGTATCCAGACACCTCACCTCTACCTGCGAACGATTCTCATATTCAATGAATGGCATTCGATAACGGCATTCGGTGTTGATTCGCATAGGCCAACCCCCCATTATACCAAACCGAATCGGGTCATGTCAACTCACAAAATATTACTGAAACAAAAATCGTGATTTGACTCGGCTTGTGAGGTCTGCTACTATTCGCAATTTGATTCGCCATATCGTTCCCGATTCGTTCCACCGACTCGATTCGTCGCGAGTCACACTCTATGTGATTCGTCAACGATTCGCCGCCTTGTAACACGATTTGATCGGAAAATGTGGATAGGCTATTGACAGGCGTGTTCGTGATTCGTTCTAGACGTTCAATGGTTAAACAGTATAGACAGACTCCGCCGACCCTCGCGTCCGGGGCTTACGCAATCGCCCGACCTCACATATAGACTAGCACGATTCGCCCGGTCCTGACAAGCCCTGATTTTGGGACACATCCTAGGCCAGTCGGTGACAGTAGACTCCCGCGCGCGTAGGGCCGCCCTGCACCTTCCGAAAATTTATGCTTGCGCCAGTCTAGGGAATCAGGTAGAACAAGAATCAACGCAACGCCGGAAAGGGAAACAAGCTATGTTCACTATCGACGAAATTCAGAACAATATCGCACCGTTCGCAACGCTCATGGGCCGTGTTAACGGTTACGATTCCTTGCAGCTTGACAACTGGCAGGGTGATCTGGCGCTTGAACTCCTGTCCGACGGTGAAACTGCCGTTGTTTATTGCCGCAATCGTGGTGAAATCAAGCGATTCAAGCGTGAAATGGGTTTTGCGGGCGGTCATTGGTCCGACGTGGACATTGATAACGCCATCCACGATTGATTGCAGCTTGAAGGGATTCCCTAAGGGGAGTCCCTTTTGTGGTGCAATCTGTCACCGTTCAAACGAAAGGTAAAGGTAATGTTTGAAACCCCGAAGGCCGAATCCATCACGCAACAGCGCAAGGCTTACGTTCAACAGATTATGGAGACCGCCGCGCGGAAGGTGGCAGCAGACTTGGAGACTGGCGAGACAACGCGAGAAATCGCTATCCATGCGCTAGGGCAGTTGTGGTCCGGTTACCTTCCCCATAGCGGCAAAGGCCACGCTGAAAAGGCCCGTGCGCAAGTCAGTGACGCCGTTGATGCAATCCTGAATGAAAAGGACTCCTGACATGTATCTCGTTTACATGAATGGCGAGACAATGGACAATCCGCGCCCGGTCGCCTTGTTTATCCTGAAGTCTGACGCCGATAGCTACGCGGCACAAATGAGCGCTACCGCCGACGCTTACAAGTACACGGTCGAATTCCGTGGCGATATTAACCTTTACACCGTGGCAAGCTAAAGGAAAGGAAAGCGCAATGTCCGAACATGTCTACACCTACGAGTCGCCGGAGTTTGTCCAGTTTTTCCTTGATGGACTCGAACCGATGCAACCTTTTGTCGTTGTGTTCCAAAAGCAAAACGGAGAACAACGCAAGTTGACCGGCACGCTTGATCCTAATGGTCGCACTAGGAAAGAATCTGTCCCGGTTATGACTGACGACGGCTGGAAAAGTTTTAGCGTCAATCGTGTGCTGTATATCGAAAGGGCGGATTAATGGGGCGTGAGTATGTAAATGCGACTATCGGCCTAGTTGCCCTAGTGGCAATGACTCTTGTAACTCTGGCAATGTGAGGGAATGGGAATGTATGATCTACCGGAAAACTCGCAACTATTCTTGGACTCTAATCGTGGCGTTTACATCCCGCGGGATTTTGCCCTAACAGTGAACAGGGAATGTCTGCACGGTGTCACGGAATATGAGTTGTCAATCTTGGAACAAGGCCCGGAGCATGACCTATATTGGGATGTTTGGAATGATGTGGAAGCAAACGCTACCCTAAAGGCGGCGACAGTTGACGTGACATTCCGTCTATATCAGGACGGCGACCTATGGTTAATCCCTCAGGAGTGAACACAATGCAAGACGCGGTTGAACTGCCTATAGCTTGGCGACTCCTAGTCTATGTCTCGCCACTAGATGAAAACCCGGAGATTGTGGAGTTTGACCTATGGGACGAATTGCAAGACTGGATTCAATATATGGAGCAAACGCAAGACTCCTTTGATATGGAGTTAATCAAGATCGTGAAACTAAAAGACGGCAATGGCGAAAGGTAAAGACATGAACAAATCAACGCTCGCGCAACTAATTGACGAGGCGGAATCCCTTGGCATTTTTACAACTAAACGAAAGGGACAATTCGCTAGTCTAGTGGCGGAACGTATCGAAAGCCGGGATTCCAGTTTCTCCCGGTATCAATTCCTGAAAGAGTGCGGAGTCGTGTAAATGTCTGATAAGATCACGTGGAACGCTATCCTTGAACGTGCGCAGGAATGTGCAAAGGATGCTATGCCGGAGTTTCCTAAATCAAATACGGTGAACGCATGGGAAGAATTCCAAATCGCGGTTGAAGATGTAGACGAATTAGACACCGCCCATGAGATGTCTGAATGGGATTGGGTGATCTATTTCCACCACGCAATGCAACTTTGCCAAGAGGTGCCTATGGAGGTGCTACACGGTGCCGAATCAGATTGGCATGACATGGGCATGAAAGATAACCTAGAAGAAAACTTTGGGCTGTATGAATACGCTAGTCAGCTTGCCGCTATCATTGTTACAAATCAAATTGGCCTTGCCGTTGCCAATATGAAAGCGGAGCTAGTGGACCTAGCAGAAAACCAGATGATGAACCTTGAAGGATAAGACAATGCGTGAAGCTGATATTATGTATGAAATGGGCGACTATTGGGTTGCCCTTGATAGATCAAACAACTGTTACACGGTGTATAAGTCAGGTCTAACACATAGCACCCCGGACTCGTCTTATGCCCTAACAGATGACGGCCTGTCGATCGCGAAGGTGCGTTGTAAGTATCTGGCGAAGGTAAAGCCCTGACAACGGCCCTCACAAGGCCGCACAAGCCCTTTCGACACTCGCCCGGTATGGTATGCCCTGCCGGGTTTTCCTTTGTTATATGGGCAGCACAAGGGCGCACAATGGCATGACAGTTTTTGTCACCTAGATCAATGGGTTAAACATTTGTCGGTAGTTAATGTAAATACCTTTAACATATTAGACCCTGTTGATTCGGATAGCCGTATGTGGGTTGCCCCTTCCCCCGCCGCGTCAATGATTCTTTCCTGTCAATGGGAAAATTTCTTTCGAATCAGTCATTTGTCAATGTCAAGGGGTTGATTTACAATAAATTGGGATGAGGGGTTGCGCCCTCCTGATTCTTTTAGTCTGTCCCCGATTCGTTCCTGTCAAGGGGGTTGACATCCCCTGGGGCCCCTCGGTGCCATATGTTCACGATTCGTTCGGGGGTCACGTATCTCCTCCCATATCCGAAAACAAAAATTTTCAAGGGGTAAGGTTCCAGCTACGGGAAAGTTAACGTCAAGGGTAAAACTCGGTTACAGGGGCAAAAACCAGCAAATAAATCCGATTGAATATCAGGCACTTACTAAGGGTGCGACAACTTGACGCATTGATTTTTTGGCGAGAGACCCCAGATTCCTATTCATAAGGCTACTACCTAAGGAAACTACCTGAGGTAACAATAATCGTCTTATGAAAATAATAAATGTCTTATGAAGTTACCTACTTTGGATTTAAGGCATAGTCTACCCTAAAGGGTATTACCCAGAGGGCGGAACCTCATAAGAGGTGTTTACAATAAGGTAATCTTTATTCTTGTTGTAATTGTTGCTTAAGGAGGTTGCCTTCGGAGCGGAACCTCTTAAGATATTAATTCTTATTGTTGTAATATTCTTGAAGAGATGAATCCCTCAGAGCGGAACCTCTTAAGTAACCTTTATTCTTTCTGTAAATATTTTATTGTTATGTAATCTATTTACTGATTGCAAATGCCTGAAGGATTGCATTTGTGGAATTTCACTACTGACGTAGTGGTAATATTCAAATGAATAGGCTGATCCGATTTGGTTGTTGTAAAGACTATACTTGATTACGTAAAAAAGATTCGTTAATTATCAAGTATTTAGTATAAAACACAGAAAAAATTTGCCTACTTAGACCGGAAAACCCTTGACATTTTAATTTTTTGCCCTACGTTAGTCCTCAAAGACGAGAAACCGTCAAAATCCCCCAAAAAATTAGTTGTTTATGGATGTTGGACGCCGATTCTCTCTTTACTCCATTTAATAAGAGTTGACTAGCTAATGACTGACAAGAAAATCTCGGAACTTAACTCTATTACTGGCTCTCAGGTAGATGATGCCAATGACAAGATTGCTATTGTCGACTCTTCCGCTAGTGAAACCAAATCTATCACTCGTGCGCAGTTGATGTCTAGTGTCTCTAGCATGAGTATTACCGGCGACCTCAGCGTAGACACCGACACCCTCTACGTGGACAGCGCGAGTGAACGGGTGGGCATTGGGACGAGTTCACCTCGTGCGCCGCTACATATCCGCCCGGATGGCGGTGCTTCTGACGATTTCAATTTTCTGGTTACGCAGTTTCGTCCGAATATTGTATTGGAAGACCTTTCGTCAGGTACAACAGATTGGCAGCTTTTCGCGGATTTCGGCGATCTTCAATTTAGGTATGGGGATGCCAGCACCGATACAAAACTTACCAATGAAGCCATGCGCATCGACAGCAGCGGTGTTGTCGAAATCGCAGAAGGCACCGTCGTTCTTAACGGGAATGAAATCAACGGTCTTGAGGTGGTCATCGCTGATGACGCTGTTGCAGAGTTAACCTTTCCGACGCGGCAAGGTGGTCTGCTGTGGGTAGCATGTAACGCAGGCCGCGGATTCCCGGCACTACAGCGAGGGGGCCTTATTGTAGCAGATTTTGGAGATTCTCCACAGATACTAGCGACCCTTTACGCCGGCTCTGATTTTGAGACCAATGATACGGATACTCTTACCGGCACAACCGGAACTGACGGCTCAGTAACCGTTGGTGTGGCTGGGACGGACGGCACCCTCTACGTTGAAAACCGCACTGGTTCCACCGGGACGTTCCAGATAACACTGCTATAAGGAGAAAGTGCATGGAACCGAAATACACCGCCCGGAAAATTGAGGGCACAAACACCGGATGGGAAGTGACTGAAAACGAGACGGGCAGAAAGAGCATCGTATTCTGCAACGCCAATGCAAACACCGCGGAGGACGCCGTGGCAGTTCTGGAAGCCTTGTCCGAGAAAGACGAGAAACCGTCAGAATCCCCCAAAAATTAGTTGTTTATGGATGTTGGACGCCGATTCTCGCTTTTCCTTATGGATATTTTATGAGTAACCCTTACCGAGACTATAAAACCAACTTCAGGAATGTTCGACCTTACAATGTAAGGTATGAGCCTAGTATTGCCCGTTATTTTGTTGGTGATAAGCGGTTCACTCGTGCTTTTGAGGCTGAGGACTATGCTCGGTATCTCTTGGCTTTTGGTTCCTTCTATCCCTATTCGGTTGATGAGAATACCCCCGATCTAGTTTCTGCTTTTGCAGACGAGAAATACAAAGCCAACGATTCCAATCAAACCTTCCCCTCCCTCTTCAACTTCTCCCGCCCCTCCACCGCCACCTATGTGGACAGCACGGGCACCCTCCGCACCGCTGCATCCGGCGAGCCTCGGCTTGGGCACCACGTCTGGGATGGGTCTCAGTGGGTGAATAAGGGGTTGCTGTTGGAGAGTGAGAGTAGGACTAACGTCACACAACATAACGACAGCTTTACCGGCTGGGAAAAAGTTGGAGTCACGGTTTCTAGAGACCCTTCTGAGGTTTCTCCTGACGGTAATTCTGCTTGGCTGATTTCTGCCGATCTTGGTGTGACCTCTTTTAGGTTAGCAGACAACAATGCTGTTGATAGAGTCCCAGTAGAGAAATCTTGTGTCTCTGTTTACTTAAAGCAAGGCAGCACGAGGTATGCAGTTTTTGGTTATGGAGGGGCAAGAAATGCTATTGTTGTCTTTGACTTTAGCTCAGAGCAAGTGGTTGATGCCTCGGCTACGGGTGAACCACTACCGGAAAACATAAATGTAACAAATGAAAGTAACGGCTGGTTTCGTGTTTCCTTTACCGTCTCCTCCTCAAACAGACCCGGTAGGGGTTTTGGCGTTTTCCCGTCGAACTCTGACGTTGCTCCCACCAGCTTGGATCTCCACAACCAAACATCGTCCAGCGACGTAAATGATACCGTTTACATTGCTTTTCCTCAAATAGAGGAGGGGGCAACACCTTCGTCTCCTATTATCACCAACGGCTCTGCCGTCACCCGCGCGGGGGAATCCCTGAGCATCCCTGCGGCTCTGCTGCCCTATGACTCCACGGCAATGAGTATCGCTATGGAGGGGGAGATGACGTATGAACAAGATGACAGATTCGACACAGTTGTGCCAATTTTTTGGAATGTTAATCTTTTCAATCAAATCAGGATAGCTCTATCGACCGTTGGGGCAGACATTGGAAAATTTTATTTTAGGCAAGACGTTGAAGGCGATAGTAGTGAAGTTTTTACGGACATGGATGCTTACTCCCCCGGCATCAACGTCCCCTTCAACATCGCCTCCCGCCATACCTCAAGTGACATTAACGGCGCATTCGATGGCACAGCCCTGACCGCAAACACAGACCCAACAGCCCTACCCGATCTTTCCACCACCGACCTCGACCTCGGCTTTGACTTCATGGGCACCATCAAGACCTTCCGCATGTGGTCCCTCGGCCTCACGGACACCCAACTTGAGGAGGCTACATCGCCATGAGCATCTTCATCGGTGGAACCGAAGTCTTTGTGGCGCTGAACGGCGACATGGTGGACGCAATCGTGCGGGCCAAGGACCGAGCCACCTTTGGGGCCGCTGCTGTATCCGTGGGCCTGCTCACAGAGGAAACGGACGAAGAGGGCCAGACCTTCCTCCGCCCCGGCTCAGGTGTCCACATCGACCACATCGGCCCGGTGGAACTCACGCCCGGTGAATACGACCCGGAGACCGGCGAGGAGATCACGGCCCCCACCTATGACCATAGACACCATGCCAATATCCGCCTCGTGGGCTACGCCGTGGAGCGACTGGCAGATGATGGTGTGACCCCCTATTGGCAGACGTGGGCGAAGGAGTGGACCGAGAACGGACAGCCTGACCCGCAGGTAAATGCTCAGGAGCGGGGGCGTGTTCTTTCAGATGTGGTGCTGATTGACCCGGATAGTATTAAAACCCCTACTAGAATTTGGGCTGATTAAAAATGTCTAAAGGAACTCCACTCCCTTACAGCAAGAACGTAGAGAACCGTATCCGTAAACTCATGCGGGCTGGCGTCTCAATCCGTGTGATTATGGATAACATACAAACCCTCCCGGATGCCCCTAAGTCGGTAAACACCCTTTACAGTAAGTATGGTGATGTTATCTCTGAGGAGCGGGCTAATCTCCAAGAGGAAATTGGTAATGCTGTAATGTCTGGTGTTCGTGAGGGTAATCCTAAGCTGATTGAGTTTGCTGCTCGTGCTAAAGCTGGTTGGAACCCCGCAGTTAAGGTTGAAGAACAAGATTCCGATGAACCGGATGAGAACACCGACGCTATTGAACGTCTGGCAAACCTTCTCGGTAAAAAGAACGACTGATTTTGGCTTACGGTAATCTCCCCATTTCTGCTGCTGACCTTAGGGCACTCTCCGAGGAAGAATTGGATGAGGCTCTTAGTCAACTTACGCCTAAGCAAGCGGAGGAGATTCTTTACACTTGGGAACTCTGGGCACGTCCTAACCAACTTGAGCCTGTTCAACTGCGGGATGGTGAGAAGGATTTCTTTCTTTACGTAGCCGGGAGAGGTAGTGGCAAAGACACCAAGAACTCAACCCCTATTTTGACCCATAATCGTGGCTGGACTACCATCGGTGAGATCGAAATCGGGGACTATGTTTACGCTTGGGACGGAACCCCGACCAAAGTCATTGACACATATAGTCCTCCCAAAAGGGCACTTGTCGAGTTTACTTTTTCTGATGGTGCTACTCTCACCACTAGCGTTGAACATGAATGGGTGACTTGGACTCACAGAGACCGTAAACAGTATAATCGTAAAGACCGAGACTCGGTTATTCCCTACAACTGGCCTAACTGGAAAGAATCTGTTAACAACGTTGGTCAGAAAGATTACAAACCCTTTGTTGGTCCCGAAGTCAGAACCACTCAAGAGATCATTGATACCTTCACGCATTCTAGCCGTAATGACTTAAACCACTCAATCCCGATGTGTAAACCTATTGAGGGTAAGCACAACGAAGAGATTGAAGACCCTTACTACCTTGGCTATTGGCTCGGTGACGGTTTCTCGGCAAGCCTTCATAGTTTGGCCTGCGGCAAAGAAGACGAGTGGTGGATTTACAAAAACTGGCCTGAGTTTAAGGAAGTCGGACCTTGCGTCTATCGTGGTGTGGCCGGTAGTAAGAACTTTCTCAAGCGTCTTGGCCTTTACAAAAACAAGCATTTTCCCGAAGAAGCCATTCTCGCTAGTGTTGAACAACGTCTCGCTATCCTTCAGGGCATGATGGACTCTGATGGGTATGCTGGCGGCAATAGCGTTGAGTTTATGTCCACTAACAGAAGTCTGGCAGACGGGGTTCTTTACCTTGCACGGTCTCTTGGTCAAAAGCCTGTTCTCTCGGAAGGTAGGGCTACTCTGGACGGTAAGGACTGCGGACCTAAGTATCGTGTGACTTGGCGTCCTGCCTATGGTATTAACCCGTTCCGTCTCCCCCGCAAGGCTGAGAAAGTTACCTTCGGTGGTAGTCAGGAAATGCGTAACCACCATCGGATGATCGTAGACTACAAGTTTGTTGAATGGGAACCGACGACTTGTATTTCTGTTGAGCATCCTGACCATCTGTTCCTTGCTGGTGAAGCCCTTATCCCTACACACAATACTCGGGCAGGTGCAGAGTGGGTTCGCCATCGAATTAAATCTGGTGACAAAATCATCAATTGTGTAGCCCCCACTAACTCTGATATTCGTAGGGTTATGGTTGAAGGCGAATCCGGCCTCCTGAATGTGTGCTGGAAGAATGATAAAACCTATCGTGGCGGCAAGATGGGCTACCCCGAATGGTCCCCTACTAATCGAACCCTTACTTGGGAGAATGGTGCTAAAGCCCTTTTCTTCTCTGCTGAAGACCCAGAGCGACTTCGTGGACCGCAAGCGGAGGCTGCATGGTGTGATGAGGTGGCTGCTTGGCGTAATATGCGAGAGACTTGGGACATGTTAATGTTTGGCTTGCGCTTGGGTAAACATCCCAAGACAATGGTCACAACTACCCCCAAGCCGGTTCGCCTTCTTCGGGAACTCTTGGCTTCTGATAGGTCTGTAATTTCTAGGGGTTCAACCTACGACAACCTAGACAACCTAGCGCCTAGCTTCATCAAGGGCATGAAAGAGACTTATGAAGGCACTCGGCTTGGTCGTCAGGAGCTTTACGCTGAAGTCCTTGAGGAAGCAGCGGGCGCTCTTTGGTCTAGTGAACTTCTCGACAAGGCCGCTCTACAGCCTAATGAAGTCCCCACTAAAGACCAACTAGAGCGTATTGTAGTCTCTGTAGACCCTGCAGTAACCTCCAACGAAGAATCGGACATGACAGGAATTGTCGTGGCTGGTATTGATGTAAACGGTATTGGCTACGTCCTTGAGGATGCCACTGAGCAACTTAGTCCCTCCGGTTGGGCCAAAAAGGTTATTGAACTCTACTACAAGTATCAAGCCGACAGGATTGTAGCCGAGAGGAACCAAGGCGGGGATATGGTCCGTTATACTATTGAGACTGAAGACCCCACTGTTCCTATTCGTCTTGTGAGTGCATCCAAAGGTAAGAAGGCTAGGGCTGAACCCGTAAGTGCTCTCTATGAGCAAGGGAAAGTCAAACATGCACCCGGTCTTGATGCCCTTGAACAACAAATGGTGACTTGGGAACCGCTTGGCTCTGTTGGTTCTCCCGACCGTCTTGATTCGCTTGTTTGGGGGCTAACGGAACTGATGCTTGGTGGTATCTCCCGTCCTCAAATCAGCATCGGCTACCAGTCGGAAAAAGATATTAAAGAAAGCGCGTAATGGAAGACCTTTCTAAACCTCAGGCTAAAAAAGAACTTGGTGTCTCCGGTAAGAATATCTACACTGGAGAAATTCGTGCTGATGAGTTCCTTCGTGAGCTTAAAGGTAAGAAGGGTGTAGCCAAGTATCGTGAAATGCGTGATTCGGACCCCACCGTTGGGGCTATCATGTATGCTGTTGAACAAGTCCTGAGGGATGTCCCCCGTAAAGTCAAGCCTGCTGACAACAGTGATCGTGCTCGTGAGATGGCGGATTTCGTTGAGGGGATTTTCGAGGATATGGACCATACCCTTGACGATCATATCTCTCAGGCCGTCTCCTATATTTCCTATGGCTTTTCCACTTTTGAGGTTGTCTATAAGCGTCGTGGTGGGACTGAGACCAATGACCCCAAGAAGTATTCCAAGTTCAACGATGGTTTGATTGGTGTAAAGAAACTTGCCCCTCGTGCTCAGTGGACTATTGAACGCTTTGATGTAGATAATAAGACTTCGGAACTTAAAGGTCTGTGGCAGGAAGTCACTTACGGTGGTGGCGGTAACTATATCCCTGCTACTAAACTCCTTCATTATTGTTCTGTAACCCAGAATGGTGATCCTTCGGGTCGTAGTGCTCTTCGTAATGCTTATTCGGCTTACACCTACCTTACAAAAATCCAGATGATCGAGGCGATTGCCATTGAGCGGGAACTTCACGGTGTTCCGGTTGGACGTATCTCTGCTGAATACCTTTCCCCTAATGCAACTGATGACCAGAAGGCAGTCCGTAGAGACCTCGAGAATATCCTTCGTGATCTAAAGATGAATGAACAGGGTTACGCGGTCCTTCCCTCGGATGTGTATGTGGACCAAGACGGGAACCCCACTAATCAGCGTATGGTCGATATTGAACTGATTACCTCAGACGGGAATAGGAATATTGACATTGATCCTGTAATCCGTCGTTATCAACACGATATTGCCCGCTCTGTTATGGCTGAGTTCCTTATGCTTGGTGGTGGCTCCACTGGTTCCTATGCTCTCAGTAAATCCAAGACTGATCTGTTCCTTCGTGCTCTGGAGAGTTACATCAATATTATCTTCGATGTGCTTAACAAACAACTGATTGAACGTCTCTGGAAACTGAACGCATTTGACTTTGATCTTATGCCCAAGATGGTTCCGGG